AGCTATTAGTGATGGGGATGGAAAGAAAGTTAACGCTCTAGATGATGCCTTAGATCAAGCTAAGGAAGAACTAGTAGAAGCTAAACAAGCCGTTAAAGATGCAGATAGAGTTCCTGTAACTCCACCTACACCTACTATTGAACCTGAGTTACAAACTTGGTTAGACAGTAACAAGTGGTTTGGTGAAGATAAAAGAATGACAACTATTGCAAACGGATTAGGTGAAAGCATTCGACTAGAGTTTCCAAGTCTTAAAGGACAACCTTTTTTAGACAAGCTTGATGAAGTGTTAGCAGAAGAGTTTCCTAATAAGTTTGGTACAAAGAAAAGTCCTAGCAGCAGAGTAGAGTCTGGATCGGGTAGGCAAAGTCGCACAAGCGGCAGTAATGCTCAATCGTATGATAATCTTCCTGCTGAAGCAAAAGCAGCTTGTGATCGGTTTGTAAAACAAAAGCTTATGACCCGTGAACAGTATGTAGCTGATTTTGATTGGTCTTAATTTAAAGTAAACTTAGAAAGGAAATAGATATGCCAAGAGCACTAAATGAGTTTGAAAAACGTGATCGTCTAGTAGAGAAGTTGGAAGAAAGAAAAGCAGCAATAGAAGCTCCTACTCCTGCTACAGATGGTAAAACTCGTAAAAGACGCAACACTTTTAATGGCACAGAAGCCAAGATAAGTGTTAGACAACAAATTGAAGGATACCACTTACATGTCTTTACAGACGTAGGAGGTAGAATTCAAGAAGCACTAGATAATGGATATGAATTTGTAACCCCTACCGAAGTAGGTGGTGTGAGTGAAAACGTAGTTAGCCGTAATGGTGACCTCGGAGAAAGAATTAGGTATCTTGTAAATCCTCGTGCTGAAGGCTCAGAACAATACGGATACCTTATGAAGATTAGGCAAGAATGGTATGAGGAAGATCAAGCCGAACTTCAAGCTAAAAATAATACGATTGATTCTTCTATTCGTAGAGGTAAGATTACTGGAGAAAATCCAGCATTCTATGTACCTACAGGTGGAATAAAACTTAACAATTAATTTAAAGGAGTCTTAAATGGCTAACGTTTCCCGCCCTCGTGGTCTGTCTCCAGTTGGAACTGTAACTGGCGCACCATTCAACGAGCAAGGCCAATTGTTTGCAATTGCTAACGATGCTACTAACACCTACGCTATTGGTGACTTAGTAACATACGCTGGTGGTTCTGATACAAACGGTGTTGCTTACATTACTAAAATGACCGCTGATAGCACTGAGCCTCTTGGTGTTATTGTTTCTATTCGTCCTGCTGATCCTGGTGTTAGCTTACAAGGTGTTGACATTGACCTTGGTAAACTTTACATTCCACAATCTGCTGGTCTTCGCTATGTTTACGTAGTGACAGATCCTAATGTTGTGTATGAAATCCAAGCTGATACTTATGCTTTAGCAGACGTATTTAAAAATGCTGGTGGTAACTACACTGCTGCTGACTCTTTGTCACAGTCTTCACCCCAATCTAGTTTGACTCTTAAAGCTTCTACTGTTACCGCATTGGGTACAAGTGGTTCTTTAGGATTACCATTCACAGTTATTGGATTTGCTCAACGTTCAGATAATGCCGCTGGTTCTTATGCTAAAGTAAATATTGTTCTAAACAAAGCATTCTTTAAGCAAGCCCAAGGTACAGCTTAATCTAATTAATTAAATAGGAGAAATAAAATGGCAGGTGTAATTACCACAGGTTCCCATCCCAAAGCACTATGGCCTGGTGTCAAAGCTTGGTGGGGTCAAACCTACAATGAGCATCCAGAAGAGTACACAGCTCTTTTTGATAAAGACACATCCAATCAAAACTATGAGGAAGATGTTGAGTTAACTGGCTTCGGTCTTGTTCCTGTAAAAGAACAAGGTGCTGGAGTTCAATACGACTCTGAAATCCAAGGCTTTATTACTCGCTATACACACGTTGCTTACGCAATGGGTTACATAGTGACTAAAGAAGAAATGGACGACAACTTGTATGAGCAAGTATCTAAGAAACGTGCTGCTGCTTTAGCTATGTCTTTTAGACAAACTAAAGAAAACGTTGGAGCTAACGTTTACAACCGTGCTTTTAACAGTACTTATTTAGGTGGTGATGGTGTACCTTTGTGCTCTACAGCTCACCCAAATACTACTGGTGGTACGTTTGCTAACAAGCCTACTGTTGACGTTGACTTGTCTGAAGCAGCTTTAGAAGATGCAGTAATTGCAATCATGGGTTTACAAAACGACCGTGGTTTGTTAGTTGCTATTCAACCTAAAGATCTTCACATTGCTCGTCAAGAAGTGTTTAATGCTCAACGTATTCTTCACTCTAGCTACCAAACAGGTAATGCCAACAATGACATTAACGTCATTAAGTCTGGTAACTACTTGCCTGGTGGATTCAAAGTAAACCATTACTTCACAAGCCCACACGCTTGGTTTATCCGTAACACTATTCCTGGTGGAACTGGTATGAAGTACTATGAGCGTCATGCCATTACATTCGATCAAGACAATGATTTTGATACGATGAACGTTAAAGCCAAAGGCTATGAGCGTTATTCTTTTGGATGGTCTGATCCTCGTGCAGTATGGGGCGTTAACGGTCCTTGATTGTTATTAGTAACTTTATCCCCCCTTTACTGGGGGGTTTCTTTAATTTAATGGAGTTTATAAAATGGCTTATGAAATGTCTAAAATGAAGGGTAAGCGTCCTGAACCAAGCATGACTAAACAAGCTGGTGAAGGTTCTGTAAAGAAAATGGCTGCTGCAAAAAAAATGGCTTCTACAATGAAACCAGCAGCAAAAAAGAAAATGATGAAAAAGAAAATGTAATCTTAGTGTAGAATACATTCATCCAATGACGCTGTAGAAATACAGCGTTGTTATTCTAAACAACGTCAAAGGAGTTTTTAAATGGCAAATCCAACCCGTTTCCCCGCTGGTATTAGTACTTATGTCAATAAGACTAACAGCGTTCTTGCTACTTTCCCTAATGTTCCAAACTCAACTCAGTCAAGTGTAATCACTTCTGAAATGAATCCATATGTTGCTGGTTTTTACACAGTAACTAATACAACTGCTACTATTGGTGCTGGTACAGGTCTTACTGGTTTTAATGCAGGTGTTGTTTCTCTTGCTGTAACTACTGCATCTGGTGGTAAAGCCGCAGTTGCTCTTAACGGCAATAGTTCTACTGGTCAAGCAATTCAATTGATTCCTGGTAATCAAATGTGGTTTAATGTTCAAGTAGCACACAACTCTACTTTCTTATCAGATAGCACTACTGTATCTCGTTATGGTTTGTTTGATGTATCTGATACTACTGGTACTATTGCCAATGGTGTTTACTTAGAAAAATCTGCTGGTAGTACAGCTCTTAAACTTGTTATTAAGAACACTGGTTTAACAGGATCTACTGTTACCACTACTATTAATAACGTAGCTGATTTAGCTAAACCAAGTGGTATTTATGGAGACACTAGTTCTACAGTTGGTACACTAACTACTGCTGGTAGCTCTAACAAATACACAAGTATTGCTGTTGGTACAGCAGGTTCTGGTTACGCACAAGCTCCTTTAGTTCGTGCTACTGGTGCTAACGGAAGCAGTCCTTATGCTCAACTGTATTGCCAAACACAAAGCAGTTCTTTGTATGCTCCTTACATCACACACATTGGTGGAACAGGTTATACAACATTTACAAACGAAGTTAACCATTGGCTTGATCTGTCTTTCTGGTATGACGGTAAAGGTCGTTTCTTCTTTGGTGTTAACGGTAAACAAGTTTTGTCTATTGGACAAGACGGTACTACTGCATTAGCTGCTGGAGGCACTGCAACTTCTGGTAATTCTTTTGCTGTTACCAATGCTTCTATGACTTCTTCTATTTCTCCTATCCTTCCTTATGCAGGTGCTTTTGATAACATCATGCCTATGGTTGCTCTTAACGCTGCTGCTGGTTACGCATTAAATACTAATGCTACCAACATTATGTTTGTTGATAGTATCCAATGTGGTTCTGAGTACAATTAATATGCACACTAAGTTAGTACACGAAGCTACTCAAGACAGTATTAATGTTTCTATCGTTAGTGATGGAGGCAAAAATACTGTCTACTTAGTAACAGGTACTATTGTTAACGAGAATGATTCTGTATTTGATATTATAAATATCAACAAGTTAGCAGGTAATCCAACTAATATTAGATTAGATGCAACAGTCTTTATGGTTGAAACTGGTCTTAGAGTATTAGTAACTTATCGTAATCAACCTTACGTTTTACCATTAGAAGGTAGAAGTAAAATTGATTTGGGATGGGTTAGTGGTTTAATTGGTCACGAAATTGATATGGTATTTAAAGGTACGGGATCATTTTTCATTGTGCTAGATGTAAGCAAAATGGGAGTTTAAAATGTCTGATGTATTTATTAAGAGTGGTGAGCAACCTCGTTACTTTGCGTTTAGTGGAGTTACTTCAACTACAGCAACAGGAGCTTCTTCACCTATTTATAAAGAAAGTCCTTATGGTTCTTTCCAGGGTCTTATTAAAGGTACGGGTACTGTAACTGCTACGATTGCAGTTCAAGTAACCAATGAAGATGCAACTGCTAATGGAACCAATAGTAACTGGATTACTATGTCAACAATTACTTTATCTGGTACAACAACAGCTACAGATGGTTTTACAACCATTGCTCCTTGGCGTTGGGTACGAGTTAACGTAACAGCTATATCTGGAACTGGTGCTACTGTACAAGCCATAATGGGTGTGTAATGAGCACTACCCCCAATAGTCTATATGGGTCTTACGTACCAGCTCGTCCTGATTACGTAGACCAGTATGGTGTTACTGATAACATTTATGGGGCTATTATTGAGCCAGAGATTAATTCCTATTTGTTAATAGAGACTGGTGATTTCTTGTTGCAAGAATCTGGTTATAAATTGGTACTATAAATATGGCTACAACTAATTTTCAAAGTGGTACAGTTATAACATCAGCTTGGTTAAATGATGTTAATAGTGCAGTTTATACAACTATTCCAAAATTAATATCTCAATCTATAGTAAATTACACAGGAACAGGAACTACAACTTCTTATACTGTTACAGGGAGTGTAACAAATGTGTATATTAACGGTATATACCAAAATAAAAATTCATATTCTATTTCTGGAACTACACTAACATTTACTCAAGCTCCTCCGCTTACATCTCAAATTGAGATTTTATATATTTAAAAGGAATAAATTATGTCAGATACAAAAATCTCAGCACTTCCCGCAGCATCAACACCTCTTACAGGTAGTGAAGTTGTTCCTCTTAATCAAAGTGGTGTTACTAGTAATGTTACTGTTGCTAACTTAACAGCAGGTAGAAATGTTTTCGCAAACAATTTTATTCCGTCTGTAACAACTACAACAGCATCATCTACACCAATTAATTTAACAGTTAATTCAACTCAGTATCAAACAGTTAATGGAACAACAACATCTCAGCAATTTAATTTGCCTGATGCAACAACTTTGTCAGTTGGAGATACGTACTACTTTAATAATAATCTTACAGTTTCTTCTGTTCAAGTTAATGCTCACGATGGATCAACTTCTATTTTATCGTTACAAGCTGGTGGTGATGCTCAAGTTATTTTGTTAAACAATAGCACAACCAATGGAACTTGGGACGTACATTCTTTTATTCCTTCTTCTGCATCTTGGGGTACTGCTACATTAAGTTTTAATAACACAACTTCAATTTCTGGAAGTGTTTCTTGGACAGGAACAAAAATAGGAACTGCTTATGGTGGTACAGGACTAAGTGGTTCAACTCCGTTTACAGCAAATGGAATAGTATATGCTTCTAGTACAAGTGCTTTAGCTACAAGTAGTAATTTAACTTGGGATGGAACTACTTTTTCTGTTGCTGGACCAATTCAAGCATCGGCAGGTCATTATTCATCTATTTATTCTTCAAATTCTGATGGAGGCTATCCATCAAATTATTTGAACAGTGCTGGTGGAGATTCTCAAGTTTCAATTGCGGCTAATTGGTTTAGCGGACAAAAAGATTTATCAATAGTAAATAGCAACATTGCTGGTGGTGGATTTGGTTTTTATCAAATGACCAGTTCATCTGCAAAAACAAGGTTAATTTCTTTTAATACAGGAACATTTCAACCTGGTGTTGATAATACAATGACTTTAGGTGCTTCATCTTTTAGATGGACAACTGTATATGCAACAACTGCTTTAATTAATACATCAGATCAGAACGACAAACAACAAATAGCAGATTTAACAAGTGCTGAACAAACAGTAGCAAAAGCATTAAAAGGTTTGTTCAAAACTTATAAATTAAATTCAGCAGTAGCATTGAAAGGTGATAAAGCTAGAATTCACGTTGGAATAATGGCTCAAGACGTTTATCAAACATTCGTTAATCAAGGCCTTGATCCAACAAAATATGCTTTGTTTTGTTCAGATACATGGCAAGAATACAATGGTCATGCAGTTAGTGTAGATTCAAATAATATGTATGACTTGTTAACAGGATATACATTAAATGGTCAAACAGTAACTTTGAATGATGGAGACGTAGTTCCAGAGGGAGCAACACAAATTTATACAAAAGTAGCAACAACAACTGTTACAAAATTGGGTATTAGATATGCAGAATTAATGGCTTTTATAATTTCAGCGCTTTGAATATAGGATAAAAATATGATAATAACCCTACAAACTCAAATCATAACTTTACAAGCTAAAGGAATATAACAAATGTCTTTAACAAAAATATCTTATTCAATGATTAACGGTGCTGTTGCCAATGTGTTAGATTTTGGTGCTACTGGTAATGGTACTACTGATGATACTGTTGCAATACAAGCCGCAATAGATGCTGTTTGTCCAACTATAGGTTCTGTTTTTAGTGCTGGAGCAGTTTACTTCCCAGCAGGAAATTATCTAATTTCATCAACTTTAAATTGTACAAACAGTAGAACATCTAATACAAAAAGTAGAGACGGGTTAATGTTGTTTGGTGCTGGGGAAGGGTCTGTTATTGTTGGTCAAACCAATACTGGTTATGCAATGATAGAAACAACTGGATCACAATGGCTAACTATTAGAGATTTACATTTATCTGCTGGTTCTACAAACCCATCAACTGTTGGAATTTATCAAGGTGTATCTTCTACATTACCTGAAACTCAAAATCAAAAATTTGAAAAATTGATTATAGGAATGGGTGATAATTCAAGTGTAAATAATAGTCAGGGAACTATTGGAATTTGGAATTTTGGTGCTGAAGAAAATACATATGATACTTGTTATGTAAGTGCAAATTTACCTTATGTTTTTACTGCTTATGCAACATCTCCTAATCTTGGAATTTCATATGCTCATAGTTACCAAACACTAGCAACAAGTCATAGCTGTGGAGTTAACACTTTAATTGGTGAAAACTTTATGGTTAGTTTAAATTTTGTTAATGCTTGTTTAGTTACAGAAGATGTAAACAGTCTTAATTTAGAAAATGTTTATATGGCTAATACAGGAGGTACATCAGGTTCTAATACTTATGCTTGGAAAGTATTTGGTAGTTGTTCAGGAACAAATGGAAATGGAACAATTGAATCTTATGGGACAGCTCTTTACATTATTGGGGCTTTATCTGCGGCAGAATTTAGATTCACATTTGGTAGCATTTCTAATACAAGCGCACCTAGAATTGCTATAAATCCTGTTAATTCTTCTGGGGTCATTGTAAATAGCAATATTTCTTTCCATGACAATGTTTCTTCTGCAAGACCTTTGGTTAATTTTATAAGTGGTTATCCAACTACACCAGATCAAGTTGTTGGTTCTTATATAGCTAATACGACATTCAAAACTAATGTTGATGCTTCTGGAAACACTTATTTGGCATTACCTGAAAATCTTAAATTTAATGCAAGCACAGGAAATGTTGATATTTTTGGTTTTTATGGTGGCAAATCATATAAATATCAAATCCACTATCAAAGAGACAATATTGATATTCCTCCAATAATTTGTTTTCAATCAGGCTCTATTTCTTCAGCAGAAATTTGTAGAGTGCAGATGCCAACAGTTTATGGAAGTAATAATGCAACCTCTGTATCAGTAAGAATAAAAGGCAATTTATCAATTAAATCTACTGGTACAAATTCAATGTCCACTAAATACATTGATGCTCAAATATCAATGTCTAGCAATTATTCAACTGGAACTGTTTATTTTGGTGCTGGTAGCACTACAGGAACAGCAGATCAATTAGTAACAACAACACCAGCAAGTGTTAACCCAAGTGGAAACAATATAACTGCTGGAGCAATTACTGCATCTGTTACTTCGAATGTTGTTAGTTTGGTAATGACACCAACTTTAGCAGGTACAAATCAAGAAACTGTGCAATTCAATGGAACTGCTGAAATGATATGGGCTAATAATATTGCTAGAGCACCATCTTTATTGATTGGATAAAAATGATATTACAACTTTTTAAATCTAAAACGGTTTTATTTGCTTTATTTGTGGCAGCATTGTCTGTATTGCAAGGTTTTTTATTTTTATTGCCACTAACACCTATACATCAAATGTTTTTAGGAATTGCAATATCTGTAATAGTAACTTTGTTAAGAATAATAACAACCCAACCTATTTCTGAAAAGTAAAACATTATGTCTAACCCATTAAATGTAACTTATTCTGATTTTGTTGGACCAACAGTATCTGCTGCTTGGTTAAATGCAGTTAGTACTACAGCATTAATAACACAAAATATTATTAATAATCCTACAAACATAACTGCCACATCTAATCAAACAGTATTTACTATTCCCAGTACTTCTGGAGGCATTGTTTATATTAATGGAATATTTCAAATACCAAATGTAAGCTACACCCGTAATGGAACTTTGCTTACGTTTACTTCTGGTGTTCCTTTAAATGCTGTAGTAACTGTATTTTAAAAATGGAAACACAACAACTTATTGACACTGTTCTTGGATTAAGCTGTACCGTAATAGGTTGGTTTGCTAGGGAGTTGTGGACGGCTGTTAAAGAACTTAAAACAGACTTAGCTAAACTTAGAGAAGACTTACCAAAGACTTACGTAGATAGAAATGATTATCGCAGTGACATGCACGACATCAAATCTATGTTGGGTAAAATATTTGATAAGTTAGATGGTAAACAGGATAAATAACTTGTTACTAGGAACAAAACATGTCTTACAAATCACGTTGGGATAATGGTGGCTGGTTAGTCATCTGTGACCAGTGTGGTCGTAAATATAAAGAAAGTGAACTTCGGTTACGTTGGGACGGTCTTATGGTTTGTCCTGGAGATTGGGAACCTAGACAACCCCAAGACTTTGTACATGGTGTAGCTGACATCCAAGCTCCACCTTGGGTTAGATCAGAACAATCAGATCAATTTCTTTTTGTGTGTGATTTAATTACTGTAAACAGCATAGCTGATTATGGTACTGCAGATTGTGCAACAGTGGGTACTAACAATGGTTATCGTCCATCTTGTACTTTAGAAGGATCATTTGCTATACCTGCTTCAGGTATACCTGGATGTATGATACCTAGTAAAGTAGCACCTGGACTAAATGACTTTCTTATTGGATAAACTATGAGTTCTACTTACAGTATTAATAGCAGCCAAATTATTTCCCTAGCACTAGGTAGGTTAGGTGTGCTTGAGATTGGTGATACTCCTGATACCAATACATACAACAATGCTTTAATGTCTCTTAACTTACTCATTAAACAAATGAGTGTAGATGGATTAAAGCTATGGAAAATAACTGAACTTATTATTCCTACTACATCTGGTCAAACATCTTATGTATTAGGTGGGTCTACATCTACTTTGATGTATGACTCTTTAAATCCTACTGTAGCTATTACTGACAAACCACTTAAAATTATCCAAGGGTTTTATCGTAATATTCAAGTAACTCCTAACATAGATACACC